ATGATTTATACTTTGCCCAGCAAGCCATTGCTTCTAATTTATCTTTCATTATTGAGTATACTTTGTCGTGATTATACGTCGCTGTTTTACCATTCTTGAAAGTTACATTTATAGTCGTATCTTTTCCGACTAGAGATTGTCTTACTACAAATCTCTTTGATTCTATTACATTTGCCATAATTATTATTCTATTTAATTTACATTTATATTATCTACACTTGTTCGTATTTATATTGTGACGACTCACAATTTACTTTAGTTTTACTTCATTACCTGAAGAGTCGAAATATCTTCTACCGCTCTCAATGATTTCTTTTATCATTTTGTCGTTTAACTCTTTGGTTATATCTTTTCCTGTTATTTTATTTATTACTCGCATCGTTACTCTCTCTACTTTTTAATTCGTTAATTACTTTGTTACGTTTATCATCACTCACACCATATATTCTCATGTTATGGAGTACTAAGTTTAATTGCTCTACACTTAATGTTTTTAAATCTATCATTACTCTTCAATTTTAGCTAATTTCTCAGCGGTTTTTACTATTATCCACATTGTGACTATTATTATAAATTCCATTTGTTTTATCTTTATTATATTATCTTTACTGTTCCGTATTTAGTTTGTGTAAAAGTATATTATTCGTTTAAGTGATAAATTACTGTTACAGTTATTGCTCGGCGCTTCTCTACTCGCAATTGTATAATTATTATGTGACATTAGCGTTATAACTAAAGAATAAAGTAATAGGCAATTGTCACACTATTGCACTATGATATCTTCATATCTCGGCAGAATGCTGGCATACAATTAGTATTAGTATACGACTTATATTTAGCAAAACAATTCATGCTTTCGAATCTATCTTTGTGAGTGTTGTACACATTGTCATGATTATATTTTACTGTCTCACCTTTCTTATTAACGAATGTAATTGTTATGTCTTTACCAATTAAACTCTTTCTTATTACAAATCTTTTTAATGTCATAGTATATTATTTAAATTATTATTTTATTTACAATTATATTATCGAAATGAAGTCGTATTGGTTTTGTGAGAAAAATGTATATAAAAGATAAAAAAATGAGTGGGGGTGGGTAAAATAAATGAGTTTTTGTGGGGGAGGGTGGTAAAAATAGGGTGAGGCAGCACAGAACCCCTATATTTATAATACGGGGAGAAGTACCGGTACATTAGTAAATATCTGCACTTCTATGTAATTATAAAAACTATGGAAAAGCGGTATGAGACCGCACAAATTAATAAAGCTTTAAAATAAATTAAAATGGGAGTAATAAAACCAACATTATCATTAACAGCGAATGCTTCTTCAGCAACTACAGATGCTGGACCATTGAGTATAGCGTTATCGTTATCTGCGACAGATAGTCTAGATGTAACAAAAGTTGAAACCAAGATATTAGATGTAAAAGGAGATCACACGGCTTCTACTGACGCGGGTGTTCTTTGGGATGCTAGTGATTACACTGCTTCTGGTGCAGCTGGTACAGACGGAGCATTTGTATATATAAAGAATACAAGTAGCACTGATGGTCACCACATAACAATAGGTCATGGTTCTGCAGCTAACTTATCAACAGATGGTAGTACAACTAGATTAATGACGTTAAGAGGTGGTGAGTTTGCTTTTTTTCCTTGGGATTGTACAGCTGATGTAGTTTACGATGCCAATGGAGATTACAGTGGAGCACTAGAATCTTGGTGTTTCATTAGAACAGGAACTGCATAATAGAATAAAAAAATTAAATATTTATGGCAACAACATCTGCAACAATGACAATTACTAGTAGTGATTTACTATCTAATAGTATTGCTATTACAGCGTCAACATCACTTAATACAGCTGGTACCAATAATGGTTTAGAGGAAACTTCTGGATTGTCTAAAACAAATTTTACAAATGAGGCATCAAAAGTTATCTATAGATCAGATGATGCTGCTACTAATGGGGCTAATAAAGTATATTTAAAGAATCTATCAACAACAGCGACAGAATTTTTCACTATTTTTATTGATCAAGAGGAAATAGGAAGATTATATTCTGGAGATTGGGCATTTTTCCCTTGGTCAGCTACATCTGGAACAAGTGAAACTTTTATAGCTACTATAGCAAATACTTGGGCTGCTGGTGATACGTGGGAGTTTGACGGAGTGCACATTATTGCTGCTGATGGAGTTGTTGCTAATATTGCACAACAAATAGATAGTGCATATTTTCCCAACTGGACAACCGCGAGGGTTGGTGCAGCTGTTACTTTTACAGCTAGATACTCTATAGATGCTGGTACTGTTGCAACAGCTACAGCTGATATAGCAGTAGATACAGCTGGTGATGGTGATTCAGCGGTAACTAGCTCTGCTTTAGGTACAGCAACAGAATCAGATATAATAATAGTACCAAGTGTTGCCACTACAATGGACTTAGAGCATGCACTTTTTAGACAATAAGGACAATCCTTATACCAATTAACAACAAAAACAATTAATAACCAATAAATTTAAACCGATATGACATACATATACTATAAAAGTAGTACATATACTACAGAACCTAAAATTTCAGAGAAACAAATGGACGAATGGAAGCATTTATCCACTAAAAAGAACTGGAGAATTACACAATTACCTAACGGATATTACCAAACAGAGGTAAATTCACCTGAAGATGGTAAAAAATGGGTGGATATTACGCGAAGAGAGACTTTAGAAGGCGCAGAAGCCGCAATTGAAGGCAGTGTTGAGCATTTTTCCAAAAAATTAGAGTACATTAAAGGGCCAAAAGTGGTCAAAACTTTTAAATAACAAGAAATTATGGCATTCAAAATGAAAGGTTTTAACTTTCCAGGTATTAACCAAGAAGGTAATGAAAATATGGCAGATGGTAGATCTAAATCATCTGCTTTTCAAAAAAAAGATGAAAAAGAAACAGCAATAGAGGCGATAGGTGGTGTATGGGACGCAACAAAATCATTACAAAAAAATCCAGGTTTTATGCCTCAAAAAATTGCCACTGGAATAGCGACACAAATCTCATCTGGAAAAGGGAAACCCAGATTACAAATGAAAAAATCTGTTAAACAAAAACTTATCCCAAAATCTAGATATACAGGTCGTAAACCTCAATCACAGATGACAGATGCTGAATACAATAAAATGTTATCAAAGAAACGTAAAAAATCACCACTTAAGAGTAAAGATGACGCTAAAACCTCTTCACACGAAGTTAAGCATTCAAAAATAAAAAGACCAAAAGGATATTATAAAGACGGTAAGAAAATAACAAAAAAAGAATACGATGCGTTAGCTGCTGTAGCTAAACGTAATGTATCTGTAGTTAGTAAAAAGAAAAAATAATTATGGGATTTAAACTAGGTAGTGAAAAAAGAGGTTATAGAATACCAGGTAAATCAAATTCTCCGTTTCTAAAAAATGGATTAAATGCTAGAATTAATTATGATGATGATTTTGATAGCAGAAGAACAATTGAAAAAAATAGAAAATGGGAGGTAGATGAATACGGTGATCCTATATTTGATGCAGATGGTAATAAGATTCCACGAAAACAATCTTCTAGATTTGATAGATATAAAGGAATGGAGGCCAAAAATAGAAGTAACCGGAAAAGTAATAAGTCTGTAGCAGAAAACCCTTATTACGAAAATACTGATTGGAGCACTACTAAGGATGATGGAAAAGGTTATGATAATTTTGATTTAAATGCTGATGAAGGGAGATGGTGGAGAGAACCTAAGAGTGATGGTGAATACGGTGGTGAAGATGCAAGCCAAGTAGATGGTAAATCTAGATGGGATAGATCAGAACCAGATGATTCTACTTATGGTTACGGTAAAAAAGGTTGGAAAAACCCCACACAACATCCTCAATTTAGAAATAAGAAGTATATAATTGGCGCTCAACTTAAGTGGAAACCTTTTGCTTCTGGATTCGGACCTCAATCTCATAAAGTAAAGGGTAGTCAAGCAGATGTAACACAAATGTCAAAAGAACAAGTATTTCAAAAGATGATAGCTGAAAAACTACATGAAATAGCCAATAGAGATGTTGCTAGTGCTGGACCGACAACAGCTGGTATAGCTGCTCAAGGAGCTCATCTTGAAGCAGCTTATCATTCTAAGAAATTTAGAGATTTTGTTAAAGAGAGAATAGATGAACTAGAGGAAAAAGGTGGAGATCCTAGTAAATTAATGATAGACGATCTACATAAGTGGAAGTCTTATGATCAAATTTAAATTATGGTTTATAAACAAAAAGGATTTACAGCATTTACTAGAATAGAAAATACACCTATTTTAAAAAAAAATCTTAGAAAAGGTGTAGTTGCTGAAGCGAATAAAGATGGAACTATATTTGTCGATAAAAGTGTGAAAAAAGGTACTAAAAAATATAAAAAAGCCGTCAATCACGAATTAGAACACATCGACCAAATGAAATCTGGAAGAGCTAATTACACTGACAATTCTGTTACATGGGAAGGAGTAGCATATCCTAGAAAAACAGGGAAAATACAATATAAAGGAAAATGGTATCCAGAAGGACATCACAATCTTCCTTGGGAAGCAGAAGCTATAAGAGCTGAAAACAAATAATAACTTAAAAAAAATTAAAATTATGCCAAATTTTAAAAAAGAAGGTAGAGGGTTTAAAATGAAAGGATTTACTCCATTCACTAAAAAAGACGATGATAAAAGTAAAAAACCAAAATTAACTAAAGAAACTAAACTTTTACAAAAGAAAGACGAATCAATGCTGGAGTTTCATGATAGATTAAAAAAATTAGGATTTAATAAGCAAGCATCTGAAGTTAAATCTAAAATGGATAAAGCTTATGAAACAGCTGATTGGGATAAAGAATAAAAAACAAAAATAATAGGTGATAATACCTATAGACAATTTAATTTAATAAAATAAAATATAATACCATGGAATATAACTTACCAAGTGAATTGGTGAAAAACCTAGACTTTGGTGTAGACGCTAAAGAAAGGGTTATCACTGGAGTTAATAAATTAGCCCAAGCCGTAAAATCTACATTAGGTGCATCAGGAAAATGTGTCATCTATGAAGATGGGAGAGGCAAACCGGTCATAACAAAAGATGGTGTAACCGTTGCGGAAAGCGTAGTCTTGCGTGATCCGGTTGAGAATATGGGTGCAACACTAATAAAAGAAGCTGCTAGAAACACGGTTCGAGATGCTGGAGATGGAACAACAACCGCTACAGTATTAGCAGAGGCTTTAATCAAACAAATAGACACTGCAGTCGCAGATGGTCTTACAATCAGAGAAATAAAAGATGGAGTAAATGAAACACTAGAAGATGTTATTAAATATCTTAATAATGTATCTATAGACGTAAAGGGTGATATGTTATCAGCTGTTAGTTCTATATCATGTAATAATGATAAACAATTAGGTGGTATTATAGCGGAAGCATATGATAAAGTTGGGAAACAAGGTGTAGTGCTTATGGAAGAATCACCAACTGAAGACACATACGTTGAGGTTGTTGATGGTGTAAAACTAGATTGTGGACTAACATCTCCACATTTCATAACTAATACAGAAAAACAAGTATGTGAATTAGATAATCCACTTATATTAACTGTTTCATCTGAAATCCCAAATATAAGAAAAATACAAGGAGTATTAGAACACGTTATAAAAAATAACAAATCTTTATTAATAGTTGCTGAAGTTGCTCAATCAGTTAAAGCAGCATTAATGATGAACAAAGTTAAAGGCAACATTAAAGTAAATATTATTGATACACCAGGATTTGGACCAACTAGAAAAGATGCTATTGAAGATTTAGCTATATTAACTGGTGCAACAGTAATAAATGAAGAACTAGGTGATGATTTAGACTTAATTAAACCAGAACACTTAGGTGAAGCTGAGTTTGCTGTATCAGATGATAAAAGTACTGTTTTAACTATAGAAGGTATGACTGAAGGTATTGAAGGTAGAATAGATGAGTTAAACAAGCATTTAGCTGAAGAGAAGAATGGTTTTATTAAAAAGAAACTAGAAGATAGATTAGCTATGTTATCAGGTAGTGTTGGTATCATTAAAGTAGGTGCTGGTTCTAAAGTTGAACTTAAAGAGAAAAAAGATAGAGTTGAAGACGCTATCTATGCTACTAAGGCTGCATTACAAGAGGGTATTGTCTCAGGCGGTGGAGTTTCGCTACTTAACGCATCCCAAAAACTTTCGTCCAGTAAGGCTGGTAAAGTACTATTAGATGCTTTATCTGCACCATTTGAGACAATACTCGATAATGCCGGTTTAATGATAAACCCAAGTAATTTAAAAGAAGGTTATGGATGTAACGTAGTAAATGGTAATTTTGTCAAAATGGTTGATGATGGCATCATAGATCCTGTTCTTGTAACTAAATCTGCGCTTAAGAATGCTGTAAGTGTAGCTTTAACGATAATGTCAGCAGATTGTGTAATATCAAATATAAGATTAGAAGATGCAAGCAATTAATGATTACGTTATAATAGATATAATAAAAGAAGAGCCAAAGAAAGTAAGTGGATTGATATTAACAGATGAAACTGATGAAGGAAATCGTTATAGAAAAGCTAATATAATTTCAGTTGGAAATCTAGTAGAAGGACTAAAAGAAGGTGATGTTATATTCTATGACAAGCATGCAGGTCATGCTATTGGGTATAATGATGAATTATATGGAGTTATACGCATGAGAGATATAGTGCTGGTAGAATAGTTACTATTTCTAAAAAGTGTGTAATAACTATTAAAGTAGATAGTCTACAAGTTACCTACAACCCGGTAACTATAAATTAATTAAAAAAATTTTAAAAAATGGGAAGAGTATTTTTTAACACAAGAAAAAACATTCACAATATAGCTGCTGCTTACACAGGTTTAGCTAGTGATTCAGGAAAAACATTTATGATTGACCAAACTGGTGGATATGCGATTACGCTACCTGCTCCTGCTGATGCGCAGGAAGGATGGCACGCTGATTTTGTCCTTAAAACTGTGGCTGCTGCTAATGTAACAATTACGTGTGTAGGTACAGACTTATTTCATGGTGTTGGCTTGGATGGTGAAGATGCTGCTCAAACAGTAACTGAAGGAACTGGTATTGATGTAATTACTATTGCATCTGGCGCTACTAAAGGCGATAGAGTATCTATCGTTTGCGATGGTACAAATTACTATTTCACTAGTGTTGCTGCTGATAAAGCACACATTACAGTTGCTGCTGAGTAATAGCATAACAACTTATTGATATCACGCTATCTAATGGTAGCGTGGTATTAATAGATTAAACCTAAACCTTAAACTAAAACCCTAAAACCTAGAGACGAAAACGAATTATTAATCAATTAAAAATTAAAGACATGGATTTTTGGTATTTTCAAACAGGAGCAGATGATGCTTCTGCATTTCCGGTTAAAGATATTATAGCTATTGACGCTTCAACAGCGGCAGTTACTGTATATTTTGCACCAGTAGATGATATAGTAAGTAATGTAGCTTTAACGGTTACAGCTGGACAAGAAGAAGATGTTGTGCAAGCACTTTGTGGTTTTGCAAGTTCAAGAGTTGGTTATGGCAGAATGGTCATAGCTGATGATGCTAACAGTGTATATTGTCACTCTGGTATCACTGCTTGTGCTGCAATCACACTTGATGTTACTGCATAATGCGACTAACAAGTCACGATTTACGTGATTTACAAATCCTTAAGTATTACAGGCTCACTAGAAAGTGGGCTTGTAAGACTTATGGTTTAACAGACGCAGACCTTGAGCTATTAATATATTTAGATTGCAAGGGGCGTTTTACAAGAAATGAATTTATCGACGGAACATATACCATGAGTTGGGATAAGAACCGTTGGGAGAAACTAAAGAGGAATGGTTGGATAGAAACGTGGAGACACAGAAATAGAACAACCATCAAATACTCTGTATTCAAAACCTCTTTTAAATGCTCACACTTAATTAGTAGAATTTATAGAATACTATTAGGAGAAGAGGATATACCAACCTCTGAAAATAGTATATTTTTTAATAACAAGTCATACACCGATAAGGTCATGAATAAGTCTATCGATGATATGATAAAAGATAATAATAGATGATAGGAAAAATAGTAGGTGGCTTATTCGGCAAAGTAGTAGAAAATGCAGAAGGAATACTTGACAAAGTTATTACGACAGACAAAGAAAGAGATGAAGCAAAGCTTGCTCTTAAAAGACTATTACTCGAAGCCGAAGCAGAAGCTTTCAAACAAGAGGTTGAGGACCGAAAGAGCGCTAGGGATATGTATAAAGACGATGCAATCATTCAAAAGATACTTGCAACGTTATTTACAATCGCGTACTTTGGATTAAGCTTCATGATGTTTAGATACTTTGTAACAGGAGATCTAGAACTAGGAGAATTTGAAATAAGTTTTATCTCTACAATATTTGGCGCAATGAGTGCAAAAGTTAATACGGTAGTCGATTTCTTTTTCGGCGGATCGTCAAAAAAGAATCAAGAACAAAATAAATAAATAATAAAATGGGAATAAATTCACAATCAGTATCATATGACTTTGGTCAAATGGGTAGTATGTTAGTAACTGGAACGGCTGCTTTTTATCCTCCAAAAGATATGGTTATAGTAGCGATAACATCATTAGATAGCAACACAGATTTTGATGACACCGCTGGTTTAGTGTCAGATTTAGTTACTGATATTTCTGGTACAGCTCATTCAGCTTGGATCGGCACAGAAGCAAATGTTGCTCACAAGGATGCTAATCATGAGGACGCTGATGCTCATAACGATAATGGTGGTAACGCTACTGGTGTTATAACACTTGATGCAGCAAGTGCTTTAATAAAACCCGGCATGATAGTAGAACATGCTACCATGTGTCCTAGGAGTTTAACTGATCCTTATGTAGTAAAATCAGTTGATGGCACCAGTGTTACTTTAACTAAAAAACTAGCTAGCAATGCTACATATGCTGTTGCGGCAAATTACGCTTCAGGTTCTTCTGCACAAAAAGCGCAGTTTTACTGGCCAAGAACACAAGGTTTCGGAGGAATTAGAATGCAAGCATCTGCACCACAAATTCCATCTGGAGTAACTATATATGGTAGATGGACTGCTGGTAAACTAGCAGCTGGATCAATAATAGCTTACTTTGGAATATAATGGCGCTAGGTAACAACTCGTCTATGGGTCAAGCTAGAGGCAAAAATAAAGGTGTAATAGTAAGAAGAAGAAAAGAAGAAGTAACTGCAAAAGATTATAATTTTATAAGTAGTTCTCCAGTGCAATCTAGATCAGCTTGTGGTTATTCAGGATCGTTAAGTAAAACTTTTTATCACAACGGTAGATCTACTGTACCAAACACCAGTGATATACTATACGAAAGAAAACAAGCTCGATCTCGTAATAAATTTGAAGCTGGTCATTATAAGATAACAGCTGATGGAAGAACAAACTTTAGTGTAGAGGTAGATAGAGCTGGTGTTGTGCTCTCAAAAACATCATGTTAAATAATTAATAATTAAATAAAATCAAATAAAATGGCAAAAGAAGAAAACGTAAAAAAAGAAGAAAAAGTAATAGAAGTAAAAGAAAGAGCTGAAAAGGTTTCACAAGAACATCTAGACAAGCTAGTTGCTATAGCTAATAAAATAAATGGTCTACAGTTCAATATAGGTAGAGCAGAAGCTCACAAACATAAACTATTACATGAGTTAGCTCTAGGTCAAGATACTATCAATTTAATGCAAGATGAATTAATGAAAGAATATGGTAGTGCTGATGTAAACTTAACTGATGGAACTATAAATTGGCCTAAAGAAAATCCAGGATCTAATGGTGTTGAGAAGTCTAAAGAAGATGAAAAGTAATATCATTAGAAAAATTACTATAGGTAAAGACTACAAAAACGACTCTATGCACTACGCTGTAGATCAAGAAGTATATGGTGGTCATAAAATTTGTGATATAATAGAAGAAGAAGATAAATATTCTATTTATATTAGAAAGAACAAAGTAGTTATACCTTGGAAAGATTTTAATAAAAATATGGCGATATCAGTTGAGTATAATTTAGAATACTAATGAAGGCTTATAAAGATTTTATAGTATCTCCAATTGGTGAAAGATATAATAATTCTACAAAAATTGATGATAAAGAACTTATATTGAATACTGAGATTTTTAACCATCAATATGTAAATAGATTAGCAAAAGTGATCGCTACTCCACTATTATTCTCATCACCTATTAACGTGGGTGATGAAGTAATAGTTCATCATAATGTATTTAGAAGATGGAATGATGTTAAAGGTAGAGAAAGAAACAGTAGATCTTATTGGAAAGAAAATAAGTATTTGATAACTGAAGATCAAATATTTCTTTACAATAATAAAAACTGGAAAGCAATGCCTGGTTTTTCATTTGTAAAACCAATTAAGCAAACTGATAAGTTTAGCTTTGAAAACGAAAAGCCTTTAGTTGGTATTATAAAATATTCTGATGGAACTTTTAATGAAGAAGAATTAGTTGGTTTTAGTCCAAGAATGGAATGTGAGGATTTTATAAATGGAGAAAGATTATATAGAGTGAAGAATAAATTTATTACAATTAAATATGAATATCAAGGAAACGAAGAAGAATATAATCCAAGCTGGTCACAAAGCGGTTGAAGAACTAATTAAAGTTGCTAGAGAAGAAATAGTTGATTCAGATGAAGATATATCAGCTGATAGATTAAAAAATGCAGCAGCTACAAAAAAGTTAGCTATATTTGATGCATTTGAAATATTAAACAGAATTCATGAAGAAGAGAATATGCTTGAAGATAAACCCGTAGAAGAAGAAAAGAAAAGCACGTTTAAGGGATTCGCAGAAGGGAGATCTAAATAATGTATCAACAAACATTATATAAGGTTGTTGAACCTGTAAAGCTAAATACCATTAAAAGATTAAATAAATCTAAAAAATGGGAGTATGGCTATAATAAAGAAAATGATATTGTTGTTGTTTCTAAGACTGGACAAATTGGTGAAATACTTGAAATACAAGGTTTTCAAATAGCTTTACCAAAAGAACCTAAAAATATTTATTCTTGTAGTAAAGTAAAATCAGAGCAAAAATGGAAACAATTTCCACCTAATCCTGATTTTAAAAGAATTAAAACAGTGTTTGACTGGCAAGCGTATCCAGATGATTTTAAAGAGAAACACTACGAGTATATAGACGAAGAATTTAGAAGAAGGGAAGAAGGTTTTTGGTTTATGAATAATGGTAAACCAACATACATAACAGGTACACATTATATGTATTTGCAATGGAGTAAAATAGATGTTGGTGCTCCAGATTTTAGAGAAGCAAATAGATTGTTTTTCATATTCTGGGAAGCTTGTAAGGCGGATAATAGAAGTTATGGAATGTGCTATTTAAAAAACAGACGTTCTGGTTTTTCTTTTATGAGTTCAGCCGAAACAGTTCATCAAGCTACATTAGCTAGTGATAGTAGATTTGGTATATTATCTAAAACTGGTGCCGATGCAAAAAAGATGTTTACAGACAAAGTGGTTCCAATTAGTTTAAATTATCCATTCTTCTTCAAGCCGATACAGGACGGTATGGATCGACCAAAATCCGAACTCGCTTACAGGGTGCCA